CCATCAGAATATGAAGATTGTCTTGTGTATGTTGCTCCCATTTACCTTCTTGCTCCTAATTGGTATTCTAGCTGAAACCCTTTTAACGAGTATGGTGCTGTTTCTCCACCATCATTTACTCTTAATGCTACGGCAAAGCCTGAACCTTCTACTGCTTGTCTTACGAGTGGCTGTGATGCACCACCATACGTTCCAAACCCACTAGATGAACTACCATATGTTGTTACTCCATATACAGCAGCGATGTCACTTGAGTCTAATTCGTATGCCGCAGGTCTTGCTGAATCTTTGGCTTCGTAGTCATACCTTAAAAATAAATCAGCGTCTATTGTTGATTCAGGTGCGTAGTTTACAACTACTCGTTGCATGTGTTTACGAATACCTGCATCATTAAATGTTAAATCTGGGCTACGGTACTTAGCCATAATAGCTGTACCATCAAAGTCATTTCCAGATTCTTGCCTATATACATATCCGTTTGCGTAGTCTCCATGTAAAACTATAACATCCCCTGATTTTACAAAACTATCGGTACATGCAGGCTTTATTCCTCGTATTTCGGCAAACTCAAACTTTTGCCCTTTCATAACACACATAACACCTTTAGTGATATTTTGTCCTGTGCTAGACTTAGTAAAAAATATACGGTACTGTGTTTTATCTGGTATAACTAGGCTATCAAACTCAGAAGCACTAGCTAAGTTATCATCAAATATAGACTGAACATTTGCACTTATTGTACCTAGTTCAACGTCACCAATTCTAGCAGTACCTGCAACGGTACGTAAACCATCTGGTCCTAAGAATATTAAATCACCTGCAAATTCTTGAATAGTATCGCCATTAATACATCCAATATTTCTCGTAACAGGTGTAATAGCAAAATCTCCTGAACCGCCACCACTACTACCTGATAATTTAAAAATTCTATTTTGACAGAATATAAATAAATTATCACGAAAGACTTTAAGACCTGTTATTGTATCGTCAACATTTATACTTCCAGAAGGAAGACTTCCGCTTGTACCAAAATCATCTTCATTTCCTCCAGAACTATATACTATTGTTTGAGGTGTACTAGACTTACCTGCATAAAACATGTGGTTTTTAAAAGCAGCGACAAACTTAGAACCTTCAACACTAGCAGTCGATACATCTACATGAGAAAGATCAGAAACAGTAAATACGGATGGATAATTTACTCCATCAACAAGAATTAACTTATCTGAATTTTCAAAGTTAAATCTTTCAAATCTGTATTTACTTGGTGTAGAAGATCTTGTATCTTGTAACGTCCAACTAGAACCGCCTGCAGTAGCACTATATATTTTTGTTCCTCTGGCTGCTAGTACAGAATCACCAACAGTTGCAACCATTAAAACTTTTTCACTAGAAGAACTTGTAGAGGGAACAATAGCACTAACGTACTTACTATAACCATTTATTCTTCTGTAACCACCTTCAATATCAGGCTCAAAGTTTTGCAATTCTAATGCTTCGCCTGCTTGCATCATAAAGGTTGATCGGTTTAGAACTAGTCCACCTTCGCAGTTAAATGCTACAGGTTGAACCTGTGACATATCAGGCATTAGATTACTCCAAGGCTAGTGTTTAACTGTCCGTGTTGAGTTCTAGGTATATAAGTTGATCTTACATAATCAAACTTATTAATTAAAAGTGTTTGCATATTCTTAATACCCTGTTCAAATCTAGCAAAGTTAAGCTGATACTGTGTAGTTTCACCACGATATTGGTATACAAACGCTGTTGCACCATCTACTATAACTGGATCAAATCGTGCAGGTATTGTTGTAGTATCATCGTGAGCAGACATATCACTAGGAAATGTATAGTAGTCAAACTTGATTTGATAGGATTTAGTTGGAAAAGGATATACGAGATAATTATTATCTTTACTTCTTACTACGTGTCTTGGTATTCCTCCACCATCAAACTGTGTAACAGTTGCTCCGTTGCTATGTGAAGCAGCAGTAGTAGAGTTTGCACCTCTCGTGCATCCAGTAAGTGTATTTGAACTAATGCCAGTATATGTTATTTGCTCATTGTCAATATATACTGTACCAGTACTGTCAAAATCTGAAGCACTAGTTAGATCTATTTCTGTTTCGGATGCATCTATTACTTCGGCAGCAGTAGTAGAATTAATCTCGTCTTCCTGTGTTATATAACTATTAACATAGTCATTATAGTCAAGTACAGATAACCTTCCACCTGACGTTCCTAAATCACTATCTTTAATTAATCTAAATGTACTATAGTCTACTGTCTTTGTACTAGTAGGTAAACTATAGCGCACTACCCCTGCAGTTAAAGTTTTAGTGGCTGTTGCATGATTAAATGGGTAATTAAATTCTCTTTGGTTAATATATCGCACTGTTTCATTAATAGCATTTTGAACTTGGATCTGTATTCCCCTAGCTGAACTAAAATTAGCTGAAGTTAATTGAACTTCATTTAATCTAGCTATTACTGAATTTGTTAAACTTAAATAAGTGCCTGACATATATTCTCTTTATCTAAAAAGGAAGGGCAAGTTAATGCCCTCCCTAAATGTTAAGTTAAGCGAGTTGATCTCTATCAACATCTGCTGCTTTACCAGACGCTCCTAAGTCGTTACAGTCAATTATACAAGCGTAAGCTCGTAATCTTCCTGTAGCAGGAGCAGCACCTGCAATCTTGCAGTCAATAGTATCTGTAGCAGATTGAAATTGCGTAAACAGAGAAGCAGCACCTGTGGTAACGTCATTAGACTGTCCATTACTACCTTCAGCACAGTAACCTGTGGAAGTAATATCAGCACCGTCAATGATGTCATCGCCTGCTGCAAAGTCCATATCCAAAGTACAGCTTCCAGTAAAAGCCTTCTCTACTTCAGCACCTGCAAATAGCACTAAGCATCCTGCAGGAATTTCAAGTAGTTGAAAGATGTCACCATCTGCGCCTGAATACCCTGCAGCAACAAGTGCGTCAATGTCCAAGTAAGCTTGAACCATACGCATTACACCCATACCAGTTTGTGTTGGTAGGACTGCTAGAGAGTTAGAAGAAACACCAGTAGTGTCTTTTGATGTCATATCATAAGTTGCCATTGTGTATTCCTCCCTACGCTACGTTATATTTAGCAGTTGCGATTGCCTCTGGTCTGAGGATCTTTCTGCCGTACAAATGCATACCACGAACAATGTCAGCAAAGCTGTCAGGGTCACGATATGTCTCGGTCTTGTTGATTTGTTCTGCAGTAGCAATAGCAGAACTATGACCTGCAACAATAACACCGTAGTTTGAGTTTTGGTTTGCAGAGCCAGATGTTCCCGGGCCTGTACCTACAGATGGTAGGTTATTAGACATGTAAACATCAAAGCCATGAATTTTACCAATAGCTAGACCTGCTCGTAGTCCACCTGACTCACCAAAGTCTGAATTTAAAAGACGAGAATCTTCATCCTTTAAAACTTCAACAAAAGTTGGGTGTAGTACTAACCATCTACCTTGTGTATCCACAAACTGTGTATCAAGTAATCTGCCCATTCTAGCAATAACTTGCAAAGGTGTAGCAGTTGCAGTAGCTTGCGCTGTTGCACCGCCTAGCCTTGGAGCTATTGGAATAGAGTGATCACCTGCACTTGATGTAGTGATGTTACCAAAAGAGTCTTTTCTCAACTTCATGCTTGTTAGCAATTCATCAGACCCTGCAGTAGATACAGCCTTTGACCCTGAAACAGTGTCGTTTGCTGTGCCTGCTAGAGAGCTTATGCTTGATTGCTTAAAGCCTGAGAGGTATCCAAGAACTTCTTGGTCATATTGATCGGCTAACCGATATGCGGCACGATCAGAAGCAAGCTGTGAAAAATTCACATGTGAATGAGCTTCTTCAATATCGTCCATTTTAAAAGCAAAATAATTTGCCTTATCGACAACAAGCGTAAAATCTTCGTCATCAAGATCTTGCGGAGTTATTTGCGCTCCACGAGCATACTCTTTGACGGTAATCTCAGGCTCTTTGATAATTCTGACGGTATCTCCCATTGCGGAAATTTCGCCAAAATAGTCCGAATTAGTGATTGAACCAACAACCGTACTTTTTCGGAAGGCTAACTGGACCTGCTTGGAATAGATAACTGGTGAAAAGTTACCATTGGGCAGATTACCATAGCCTGCTGCAGTTTTAAATGCCATGATTAAAATCCTTTCATATTAAAACTTGTCAAATGCAAAACACCACTACACTTTAAAGGTCTATTCAAAAAGGTGCAAAACTATAAATGTTGCGCTCACTTATACCTTTGGGCTTTTATGTCACAGAGTAATTCAAACTTTCTGGAGCTTGCTATGGTATGTTTATTAAGTTGCTATACTACATAGGGTAAATAAACATTATAACATATAGTTATACTTAAAATAAAGTATTTGTCAACACTTATCTTGCATTGCCAGATATATCATATACAAATTTACCACTACGTATTGCTTCCATAATATCGTCTTGGTTTTTTTCGTATTCTTTGGCTGACATACTTTGAACAGCAGATTCTCGTAAATAATCGCTAGAACTATCTTCTTGTAATTTTGTGCGTGTACTTTTAGTATTAGTAGAACGAGCAGCATCTTTTGATGTTGCAGGTTTTTTCTTACTAATACCCATATCCGCTTTATATAAGTCAATAGCTCTAGATGCAGAACGAGCATCGTTTTCATTTTCGTAGAGAGCATCCTGTATCCACTTAGGCTGATCTTCTGCCCAGTTATGAAACTCATCAGTCTCTCTTATTTCATT